GACTCATTGACCTCCTGAGTAGACTCCTTGACGCTTTCAACAATTTGAACCCTGCACAAAAGAAGGCCATTACCAACTTCCTAATAGTTGCCACCGCCGCCTCTGCAGTGATCGGTGTTGTCCTGCTGCTCCTTGCTGCCTTTGCTGCGATTGCCTCATCCATAGCGGCGGCAGGTGCTGAAATCTTTATCCTGGCAGGACTTATTGCCGGTCTCATTACTGGCATAGTGACACTAGGTGGAGTGCTCTATACTGCTTGGCAGAAGAGTGAGACCTTCCGCACTGCTGTAAAGAACTTGGCTAGGGATGCCCGCGACCTCTTGGAGGCAATCGGGACCGTCGGCGAGCGCATCGCCAAGGTGTGGCGTGACAAGATGTTGCCGGCGTTGGCTGCTCTGGCTAAGATAATCAACGAGAAGGTAATTCCAGCCTTCGACCAGTTCCGGGAACAAGTTTGGAACAAGGTAGCTCCTAAGCTCATCGAGGCCTTCCGAATCGTCGGGGACGTCTTTGAAGAAGCCTTCTCGTTCATGGGCGATTTTATTAAGGACGTTGTTGTACCAGCAATTAGTCAGCTTACAGATTGGTGGAACAGGAACAAGGAAGCACTTGGGCCCTTCTTGGATTACCTTGGCCAGCTGGCTAAGTGGTTCATTATCATTGTCGCTTTGCTGGTAGCCTCAGGCTTGATTGCCGCACTCGTTACTACTGTTACAATGGTAATGATATTCGTCGGTGCTGTCGTCTTTGCTGTCGATGCTGTCAGGCTCTGGATTCGCTATATGTTGAGCTTGTGGGATGCTCTTAAGCGTGTATGGGAATTCCTCAAGGGCCTTGGCGATACGATCAGTGGCTTCTTCCACAACAGTGGGAACTGGCTAGTTAATGCTGGTGAGAACCTGATCTCAGGCTTCATTCAGGGTATCAAGAACAAGATTGGTGCACTGGCCCAGGTGCTTGGCACTGTAGCAAGTGAGATCACTGCACACTTCCCACACTCACCCGCCAAGAAGGGGCCGCTCTCTGGTCGGGGTAGTCCATATAAGTCAGGTCAAGCTTTCGCCGCCATGATGGCCGCAGGCATGCTAGACAAGACTAACATCGTTCGCGATGCATCCTCACAAGTGGCAGCATCGATGTTCCCAGCACTGGCAAGCGGCTATAGTCCGCCCACATCGCTAGCGCCTATCTCTCTTGGGGGCGGTGGCGGAGTAGCTGGTATGACTAAGAACAATGCTGTAACGGTAAATGTGTACACTAATGAGATCGACCCACGCACAACTGCAACCGAACTCGGTTGGGAACTCCAGGGTAGGTTGTAATGCCACTCACAGAAGATTACACCTTTAAGCTCAGTGATACTGGTGTTGTCCTGAACACTAGTCCGTCCTTGCCCTTTGTAGACATTACGGGTGTCTCAGGCCTGGACAATGCACCCTACCGCGAGACCGAAAGGGACCATGAGGGCCAGGACGGTGGCTTCATGGATGCTGAGTTTGAAAAGGGTCGACCGATTATTCTCACAGGCGATATCTTCGGTGTCCCAGGCTCTGTTGAGACATATCTCGACTCACTGAAGGCGAACTGGGCACCCAGCACCGCCTTGCTACCCTTCTACATCAAGTCACCAGGCATCGCAGAGCGATTGGTGTACGTCAAACCTCTCGGTTGTAAGTACGACTGGGATCGTGACCTTCGCTTCGGCAAGCTTCCAGTTCAGTTCAAGATGTTCGCTGAGGACCCAAGGCTCTATGCATCTACACAGACACTTGTGACCATTCCATTTGCTGTTGGTGCAAGTACTGGCTTCGGCTTCAACTTGGGGTTCAGCTTTGGGTTCGGTGGTACGTCTGGTACCGATGGCCAGTTTGTTACAAACTCGGGCAATCGACCTACACCTCTACAGTTTACCATCAATGGCCCGTGTGACTCACCTACGATACGTGACGATACATACGGGCACGTGCTAGCGTTCAACATAATCCTAGCCACAGGTGAAACACTGGTCATCGACACTTACTACAAGACCGTCAAACTGAACGGTACACTGAATCGCCGCAACAAGCTTATAGACCCCGACTGGTTCTTCTTGCAGCCGGGTTCGACATTCATCCGCTACAATGCTGTGTCAGGCACAGGTAGCAGTTTAGACATCCGTTATCGTTCTGCGTGGAGATGAGAAATGGCTGTTACGAACCCTCCCGGGTGGCTGCAGAACGCTGGTTCTACACACACTGCTGCCCAACTGCGTCAGTACATTGCAGGGTCTATGGCAGGCAACTTTAGTACGGCAACGTCGCTGCGTACGCGCGGAGGCATTCATCCGTCGCTAGGTGAAGAGTTCCGTACTCACCAAGCCGGCTCGCCTAACATGACTGTGCTTGTTGAACCTGGCGTGTGTTGCATTCCCGGTACTGAAGCTGGCTCTCAGGGTAACTACTGGGCCTGCAACGATGCACAGGTCACGCTTAGCATCGCTGCTGCACACGCCACACTGCCACGGATTGACATTGTGGTGGTGAACATTCGTGACACGTTCTACAGTGGTGCTTCTAATGACTCTCAGCTACAGGTAATTACTGGTACACCCGCTGCCTCACCAGTAGCTCCTGCAGCGCCTGTCAACTCTATCATCATTTGTCAGGTTGCAGTAGCGGCTGCGGTTACTTCTATTGTTGATGCCAATATTACTGACACCAGATTCTACCTAGCTGGAGCCGGTGGCGTTATCAACATTAGGACTATCGGCGCAATTCCCACCTCTGCAGAAATAGTAGAGGGTCAGCTAATCTGGGCGATGGACACCGACATCCTTTACATATGGGATGGCTCAGCTGCTACCGAGCTCTATCCAGGCCCTGCTTGGACTACATGGTCGCCGACGCTTACCAACCTGACTCTAGGTAATGGCACCGTGACTGCCAAGTACTTCAAGCGTGGGAAGACACTGGACTACCGCTTCAAGTTCGTACTTGGTTCTACCAGCACAGTAGGAACATTACCTAGATTCACTTTGCCGTTCGCAGCGCATGGTGATTATGTAGTACAACAAGATCTCGGAGGCTATTCCTTATTGGTGGATACGGGCATTAACCTATATACTGGATCACTTAGGTTTGTATCTGATCTTTCCAGTCTTGAGTTTGTACTTATGGGCACTAATGGTCAGCACGGTGTAGTTAACGCTACTACACCATTCACATTCGCTACTGGTGATGGTTTACGAGCCTATGGGCGGTTGGAGCTAGCGTAATGGGTGTAGTAACCTACGTGTTTGGGGATGTGCTCACTGGAGAGGTGATCCAGGAGATCAGCTGTTCTGGTGTGTCGATGTCACGTGGGTTCGGTCAGGGTGAGATGCGTGCGACATTCTCCCTCGATCAGTCGGGAAAAGACAACCGAGATCTGCTAGCTGCCACACAAGAGGGACGCTGCTACGTAATTGCCGAGCGCTACAAGACGCCCATCTGGGGCGGCATTGTTTGGTCGCGTACGTACCAGAGTCAGGCCAAGGTGTTCGAATTGTATTGTAGAGCATTCGAACACTATCCAGAGTACCGCTTCGTTCGGAGTGATCTAACCTACACTTCACAGGAGCAACGAAACATCTTCCGAGACCTGTGGTCACAGATGATGACAGATCCGAATAGCTTGAAGGTCGAACTGCCCGCATCGTTCAGTACTGTAATTAGCAAGAGCCTCACGATTGGGGATTTTGAGTACAAAACTTACCGGGAGGCAATGGATGCCATCGCTAATGGTGGTCCTGTAGATGGCTTTGACTGGACGATCGACATCTCTAGAGTCGGTGGCGTGTACGTTAAGACGCTCCGCATTGGTTATCCTACTCTAGGTGCTACCGAACCAGTCATCTTTGACTACGCGGGGCAGGTCTTGAACTACTGGCAGAATGGCTCAATGGCTAAGCATGGAACGCACATCTATGGGCTTGGTTCAGGTGAAGGTTCGACGATGCTAGCCCAGGAAGTTATCCATGCTGACTTGCTCTCTGGTGGCTTTCCTAGGTACGATGTGGCTGTAAGCTTTAAGGACATCAACAATGCTGGAATCCTGACGGGACTCTCAATACAAGCGGCTGATGTTCGTAAAGCCGGCAGACCAATTATGACCGTTGAAATCCGTGGCACACTGGACCCCGAATTTGGAAGCTATGGCCTAGGTGACGCAGTAAACATCTACTTTAGGGATCCTCGACATCCTGACCCAGCAGATAGACTGTTCAGGTCTAGGATCCTGGGGTGGGAATACTACCCACCGTCTGATGACTATGTGGAGTTCGCTCGGCTGGTCTTTGAGGGAGAGGACCTATAATGCCTGGTGAAAGTCGCTACGATACCAACCCCATTAGGTTGAAGGGCAAGAAGGATCTTGTTGAGTACGTTGCAGAGCTGATGGGACGCGTTGCCACTGGTGAGTCAGCACAGCGAATTGGCAACACCTCAATTGAAGATGGTAACCTTACTGTTCGCAACGGCGACATCATTGTCAGTGAAACCGCCGGCAACATTGTCCTTCGAATCCTTCATGGCACAGAGCCTCAGGTGCGGTTCTTCCCAGTAGGCACAAACGACCTACACAGGATTAACTTCTTCGCCCAAAATGATGACACCTTTGGCGAAACTATATTCATGATGGTCGAAACGAATCCGGAGACTCCAACTTCTGTGGTTGATGGTGGTAAGATCATTTTATCAACGACATCAACAATCCTAAGTTTCCAGCCGTTAGCATCAGGTGGCAATGAAGCTTATATCTGGCTTAACTATCCTGGCGCCCCTGAGGTTTTCGACTTTCAAGGCAAGTGGATGAACCAATTCCAAACTACAACACAACAAGCTCTGTACCCAGGCCAAGCCAGCCTTGGCGCCGGTTTTGGTAGTTACACACATACATACTTTTCAGCATTTGCAACCACAGTCGTCCCAATCGTAACACTGTTCAATAGTGGTGGTACTGTATCATGGGTTCTGACGGCACAATCGACGAGCTCTTTTACTATAACATGGTCGGGGACAACTGCCAAGACTATCAACTGGTGGGTGTTTAGGGTATGAGGTCATTTAGGGTACTTTCAGCATCAGTCAATCCAGACACTGGATTCATTGAGGTTGTCAAAGAGATAACTGCGGATGACAATTCTACCTCACTAAACCTACACACCTTCCACCGTGAAGCTCTTGAATGGAAGGCTGTTGAATTTGACACCAATAACATCGATGAGGTTATTGATGGAATTCTCTACGAGCCATTCTTCGAGGAAGATGTGCAATCACTACAATTGAGCACCGATGATGCGCGAACAAAGTTTAGGTCACTTTTGTCTAGTACTAAGGCTAGACTACCATCCAACGGTGTACCGCGCGATCCAGTGGCCATAAAAGCTCGAATGAGGACTGCAGGGGTCGATCAGCGTTACATCGATGCTGCAGACAACGACCCGATCCAGGTTATAAAGAGTGCGTGCCCGTTTGACGCTCAAGTAATAGTGGCAAAGCGCATTCATACCGACAAGGTTCGGAGTAGGGCAATAGTGGAGAGGGCCGAAGCTGCTGCTAGGGGCCCAGAGGGACCACTTACAGCCGAACAAAGGATAGCACGGATTCGTGCTAACCAGCCGACGACACCATCAGGTGATGCCCACAAGCAGCCTGAGGTCCCGGTACCGTCGGCTATCCTCCCACCCATCGTATTGAATGGGGGACGTAAGAGAGAAGCAGGATAACAAGAATGAACAAAATCGCGCAAGGAACTGTGCGCGTCGCTGAGGCAAACCGGCGGCTTGGGATTATGATCCCGAGCGATCAAACCATTCGTAATGGTGTCGAGGGACTGAGGCAGGAGTCCATTCGACCACCGAATTGGTTGAGGGCCGTTGGGTTAGCGCCTAAAGTGATGCGTATCTACAATAGGCGTAGTGTCGCCAACTGAGGGATTGGAGAACCTCAATGGAACCGCAAGACACCTTTTGGTGGAGATTGATGCACTTAGAACCTGCCGTCTACAAGGGACTGGTAGTAGCGATCGTTGGCCTACTAGCAGCTCTTGGCGTTGCAGTGGCTCCAGCAATCCCGGACCTGGTTATCGGTGTAATAATAGCAGCAATGGCTCTCGCACAGAGTGTCTGGACTAGGCAGGGTGTGACCCCTAATGCCAAGGTGGTCTCCTACTTGCCTGATCCCAACAACTCTTCCAACATTGTGGCTGGCGAGGCTGTTACCACTGCAAGCGATAACAAGATCCTGAGCGCTGCTAAGTCTGCAGGTGATGCGCAGTGAGCGAAGATGTGGAAGTTCCGGACACAGTTACTTACTGGGGTATGTGCCACGGAGGCCCGTTAGAAGGTAAGGAGGCAGTCAGCAGATTCCCAAAGGGGTTCTTGCTTGTTGACAAAGCTGCTAACCAATGCTGGATCTATGATTACGACAAAGAGCAGAGGATGTTCACCGCCCGTCAGGAGGAACCCATGGAGGTTCAAACAGAGGGCGAAAAGAATCGTTACAGGGCAGCCCTCGAACCTAACTACGATGTCCTAGCCGGACCTTGGGGTGATGAGTATGGCCACTAAGGCCCATCCCATTACGTGGTACATTGCCCGCAACTGGGAGACATACTACGCTTCAGCGGTCCTGTCAGGTATCGTAGGTGATGCCGCCCACCAACTCGGTGGTGGGTACCACATCTCCATTGAAGACAATCGTGTCACCAACTATTCAGTCATTCGTCCAGACGACAAAGCACCTCCAGGCAATTGGGATCGAACACTCGCTGCAGCTATTGATATGTCTATGAACCCTACGGACATGGCTACTTGCAGCTGGCGCCTATGGTACTGCTGGAACGATCAGACTGATCCTCGCCGAGTCTACCTTAATGGGTTCAACGGCTGGTTCAACGACGGTGGGGCTGCAAAGCGTTACGACTTTGTGACGCAGGGCATTTCAACTACCACGTCGGACCACAAGTGGCATGTACACGCGGAGGAGCGCCGGCGCTACGTAACCAGTCAGGGACCAGCAGATGCAATCCTGTCCGTCTTACGTGGAGAGTCCAAGCAGGATTACCTTAACAGTTTAGGGCCGAAAGGAATTTACAACATGTTCACCAAGTTTGGTGCCGGCGAAGGTACTACTGATGGTGACCCTGCTGTCGCTACTTTGCAGAGTGAGTTAGAGTCCCAGGGTGCGGACTTCTCCACCGTTGGCGGTATCGACGGCAAGTACGGTCAAGGCACCGCAGATCGCATGATCCAGATCCTGGGCGCTGAAGTTGCCGGAGACGGCAAGACCTATGGTTGGAAGCAGTACCGAGCACTGCACACCAAGGTATACGGTGGCTCCGACGGAGGTGCTACACTCCCTGCTGAAGTTGCAGTAACTGGGACACTCAGCGGCGTTATGAGCGGCGAAGTCTCCGGGACACTACAACTCAACACCAAGTAACTACGCAGCCCTGGGGAGGCTTAGATGCTTGGTATGTACCTTATTGTCCTGGCAGTTTCGTCTCCCCAGGACATACTTCTACAGTACGGCGCCTTGGGTGTGCTATCGCTCATCCTTATATACGCCGTAAACAAGCTGTTCCAGCAGCAGGTGAAAGCACACGAGCGTGACATAGCAAGAGCTGACAGGGCCGAAGAGCAGCTAAAGGAACTGAATAAACTTGTCCGTGAACAACTCATTGTAGAACTCACACGCGCAACTGACGTGCTTGGCCGGGCGATTGCCTTGTTTAGCGAAGCGCCACGTCGCGACAGAAGGTGAGTAATGGAGGACATCAAGCAGTTACAATCCAACATGCTAGTACGTGAAACGCGTGAGACGATTGAGATGCTTAACGACCTAGCGTCTAAGCTTGAAGAATACACCAATCTGCTGGAAGCAGAGCTCGACAAGCAAGAATCACCACAAGGGGGCGACGAGGGTGGCCAATGATCTTGTTAGCCAAGCTCGTACACTGCTGGGTGCGATTAACACGCTATCCAGTGAGGTGGAAGAACTTAACAAAAAGTTCGACCAGGTTAACAAGGACGTCTACCGGACGGTTCAGCGCATGAAGCTGTTGGTTACTGGATTGGCTATCGTAACCACACTTAGCCTCGGCGCTTTGGGCTATGCAATTTACAATGGTGAAAAAGTTAGTCACATACAGCAACGGACCTCGAACGAGGTTCTGTGTCCCCTGTACAGGCTTTTTCTAAGTTCCTATCATCCCGAAGCTCAACCGCCTGAAAAGCGGGAGTCTTACGAGGAAGCGTTCAAGGTGATCCGAAAGAGTTACACTGCTCTTGAATGCGACCACGGGTGAACAAGAGCCGATAGGCCCTCCTGCTAGTTCTGGATCCCCCAGACTTCCCTCAGTAGGAGGGCCTATCGTTATCACCGAAGCGCATGCAAATAGGTTTGGTCCTTAAGTGTAAAGGTTCGGTAGTAGGCGTAGTGCCGTGTGGCATCCATTGCATGCGGTTGGCCTGGTAACCAGAGACCTAATTCTTTCAGCCGCTCGTTGCCCCCATAGGGGGCTTTTTTGTTGTCTCCAAAGAAAGCTGTTTCACCACATGCCTGGGCGGCACCCTGCTCAATCAAGCGCACGCCTGAGTTCCTATAGATCTTCGCAAACAACCTAATTACGCCAATGTACTCAACAGCCTTGTAGTCAATCTTATCTCGGTACTGCTCCTCCTTCCTAAACTGAAACCGTTCGCACACAATATGAAGGGGTGCAATGATTCTGGTCTCTGCCGCCTTTATGAGAAAGTCGAACAGTTTCTGGTGGTAGTCATCTCCCTCAAACTGTCCACGCTGTAAGTCGCACTCCTCTATGTTTCCTCTACTTGGTGTCTCCACGTCATAGCTACACCAACCAGTCTTGCCTCCAGGATCGAAAGCCAATATGGCCGGCAACTTAACCATGTAAGCCCTTTCAACTTTGCCCCTGTGGCGGTGTGCACAAAGCACAGAGGCGAGATTGATAAATTTGAATCAACGCATAACCTTCTTAGAATCGAGTTAGACTTTAACGGTCACGCTAGCTATAGAAAGCCGTTTAACCCATAACGTCCTTTTGTCTAACAAAAGTCTAACTTGGTCTATTCTATAGTCTAAGCTACTTGCTAGCTAAGAGTTTTTGAGTTGGCGCTCCAGGGCAACTACTTGTGCTTGGAGTTCCCTGATCTTGGCTTTGTGTTTGGTGATTTGTTTACGAATGCTTGCTGCCCGCTTGGTAATAACTATAATGTTACTGGGATCAAGGTTTGCACGATTACCATCCACAAACGAAACACGTTCATTTTCTGTTAGTGGCCTGCCAAGTTTTTCTTCTGCGACCAATCTATGTGTCAGGACCCAACCGGTCTCTGTACGTGTGTAGTGGTAGTTGTTCTTCGAGACCATAGTCTCGCCAACGACTGATTTAGTTCCCCTAGCCATTGATGAGCTCCAGGTGGTGTTCCAAGTGAGGACATTTACGTGCTTCTTCGACTATGGCATTGAGCCGTCCCACCTCATAGACTAGCTCTTCGGTCACAAGACGGCTTGCAAGCATTTTAGCCAATTCAGCCTTAGCCTCCTCAAGGGTGTCTCCAGGACCGGCAATTATTTCGTCTGCTATGAAGTAGTCAGCCTTCAGGACGACCATAGCAGTTACGACAATACCGTTTCTTGCGACGTCTTGGCGTGTCTGGAAGCCGATCGTTTTAGCAACCTCTGCCTCAGTAGGATAACTACTCTCCATACTTTACCCACCCGCCTTGCCTAAGGAGAGGTTCGGGGTCGCCTTCAGATTCAGTGTGCCATGTGTGGTAGTCAATTGGTCCTAATGGGACGCTGCTTGGATCTACGAGCATTGTGTACAACTCGATATGCCAGCTGCCATCTGCATGCATGTAACGACGGTTGACTTTCCACTGCGGGCCTTCGGCTGGGTCATCATCTGTTGACCAAATAATAACCCCGTCAGCATCCGGCAACGGGACGTTGTCGGTCGTTACCTCCTTGGACCAAAGGTCGCCACCATAGGCGTGCGGGCCCCTACGAACTCTCAACCACAAAACAATCCGCATGCGCCTACCCTCTAGTGCCTTGAGTTCCCTCTCGCACTGCAGGAGTTCCTCAAAGCGTTCAGGTGACAGTGCTACGCTGTTCGGGTCATATTGAAATGGTGCTGCCATTAGTACTCCTGAGGGTCAGGCATGTAAGGTACCACGAGTGCTGTTGTTACGTAGTCGCCAGTTGGAAACGTAGTGTCACCTTCCTTGAACCTTCGAAGAATGACTCTGTGCTTCTGTTTGCAGTCGTCCTTTCGGATGGCTACTACCCTTGCCCATCTCCTGTAAGGTTCCATAGGGTGTCCGGCATGATCGCCCAGCTCGATTACATCTCCAGGCTTCTTCATTTTTCCCATTTGGCCTTGAGCTCCTTTATAACACCTCGTACGGCTTGGCTGGATGGTTGTAGTGATAGTTGCAGCTTGCCATCGAGGAACTCGTAGTCCTTTTCGAGTTGCCTTTTGGTTGGCTTTCTCTCGTGCCAAAGCTGTAAACTTTTATTGCCACAGGTTGACTTAACTATCCAACGATTGCCGAACTTGAAACACTCATGAATGATATCCATTGACCTCTACCACTTAAAGGGGATAAAAAGTTTGTGAGTCGCAATAATATTGCGGTCTGCTAGTTGTGGTAACCCTTTGCTGTTTGGTGCTTCTATTTCCAAAAAGACACCATTAGTCTTAAACTCCAAACCTATGATAGGACGCTTGTCCGTATCGATTCCTATTTCCTTCAGAAGACGTGTAAAGGCATAACCGTCTATGCTGTCTGGAAGGTCTTCAAATTGAATCACAGGTCACCCCAAGTTTTGCCAATACTAATGTCAGTTGGAAACGGTACGTAGTCGGTGAACTCTTTACCCTTTGCCAACATTACTTCCTGCATCATCGCACCGACTTGGTCGGCCCTGGACTCATGGCATTCCGTAACGATCGCATCATGGATGGTGAGGCGAATGAAGCCAAGACCTCTAAGCATTGGCCGCAGATCTGTAAGGGCCGCCACGCAGATGTCGGATGCAGTACTTTGCGGCAGGTATGACAGAGCCTCATTGAAGACCTCTTTTTTGTTCTGCTCCGTAATAAGCCAGAACCTTCTGCGGCGGCCAAAAGGTGTGACAAGGTCAGCACCTGAGAGCACCCTCTTCCTTACATCCATTTGCCATTGTGCGGTTGCAGGAATAAGATCCATGAATTCGTTGTAGCGCCTGTTGGCCTCCGCCACAGACATGTTGAACTCTAGCCCGATCGAGTAGGGTTCCCTACCGTACCCGATGCCGTACACGAAGGCTTTGGTTCTGATGTAGTCTTCTTTGGTCCAATTGTCTTTGCCATAGAGCTGATCTGACAACTCGTTGAAGAACTTGTACTTAGGGTCTGGGTTGCTTAGGAGGTCCCTGAGGTATTCGTCTCGGGCCAAAGTCGCAATGACTCGGAGTTCCGCATTCCGGTAGTCGCATTGTATGAGTACGTTGTCAGGCTTGCTGACACTAAATTGCCGTCGGATGTCCTTGTCACGTACAATGTTTTGGAGATTTGGATTGCGAGACGCAAGCCGTCCGGATGTTGTTCCATGGAGCAGGTATGTTGTATAAACGCGTCCGCGATAAATACGTTTTCTAATTCCATCGACGTATGTACTATATAGTTTCTGTTGTCGACGGTGAATGAGGAGAGTCCTGATGAAACGGGCGACGGTAGGTGTTGGACTAGATCTCTCAAGGATTCCGGTGAGTGTGTCCTCGTTTGTAGTATCAGTCCTAATTCCTTGACTTTCAAGGTACTCCTTTACTTGCTTCGGGGACCGTGGATTGATTCCCGCCTTCTGTCCCGATAGGGCTTCAGCTTCTTCTCTACCCTCTGCAGTGGACTCCCATACAATGTTGTCTAGATCCGCTTCAATTCTGTCCAAACGTCCCGAGAAGATTCCACGTAGTTCATTTTGATGCACCCTGTCAATGGTAATGCCGTTAAGTTCAAGGTACATCAGTTGGTTCGAAGCTGCAACCATGAAGTCGTGCACGTCACGAAGTGACTTGGGGGCCAACCAATCGTATGGCCACTCTTGCGGAGTATAGGTTGTTTCGAGTTGTGGCTTGAATAGTTCGTACAATTCCCAAGTGCATGCTACGTCGTAGGCATTGTACTTGTATAGCAGTCCGCGAGGTATGTTGGCATAATTGCCTTTCTTGGGAACATACTGTTGGATCTCGAGGTCGTATTGTGGGGCTCCAAGCTTCTCCACCGCCAAGACCTTAAGCCCGTGATTGCCGGGTCGTTCATCAAGGCAGTACGAGGCGAGCATTGTGTCGAACCACAGTTGCAGATTTCCCAGTGTCGGGTAAAGCCCGGCCAGATCGAATTTGCCATTGTGAGCAATGATTCGAACGTTCTGTAGGAGTTCCCGGAGACTATCAATAACTCCCTTATCGCTGAGTGCAGTAGTACCAATGACCACGGCGGTTCCTCGTTCATAACCGAGGCCCACGCATAAGAGATCGTACTCATTTGGGTGACCGAAGGCAAAATCTTTCTCGATGCCCACCTCGATGTCGACAACAATTTCGCTAAATCGATTTCGGATCTCTGTGATAACGCGTCTTGCCTCCACAGGATCGTCAAAGTATTTCCATCTTGGAGGAGTCCATGCATCTGTGTTAGTACTCCTTAACTTGGCAACATCCCCGACAAGCGCAGGGAATGCATCTGCATTTCGTAGACAATATGCTGGGTGCCAGGTTGGGACAACTCGCTCGATAGGTGAATCTGAACCGAGGGCTGCGGTAGGAGACTTTGCAGGACCGACTCGAAGGTTGGTAATAGTTCTGGCATCATCAATGAGAGCAGAAGCAGCTGTCCCACCAAGTGCAAGTACATCAGCTGCTCCAGAAGTTCGTAGCTCGTGAAGTAGCCTAGGACGGCAAGCAGCAATAGCAGTCTTAGTCGGTGTAGCATTATCTTTAGGACGACAGAGACAAACATTGGTCAACATCACCTCATCTCGTGCGTAGCCGTAGTGATTGAGAACCTTGTTCAATAGTTGTCCGGAGGGGCCCGAGAAGGGCTCCCCCTTCGTCGTTTCATAGAAGCCTGGAGCTTCTCCTACTACAACCAGCCGTGCGTCAGCCTCCCTGGAGGGCTTCGTCGGAACGAAAGCAGTCTCAGGAGTATTGAGTGGGCAGCTCTCACATTCAGCTAACGGGTGCCGTCGTTCCAATTTTAGCACCTGCCCATTCCATGAACGTCTGAATGTTGTCACGGAGCAGATTGGCCGGAACGTCTCGTGACCAATCCATGGTGAAGAATCGCGGATGTCTGGTGAAGGTCTTTGTCGTGGTGCTCAACCTAGTATTCTGAATTGTGTAGGTGAATGGAAGTGATGAATCCACAGAACGAATGTGGGGTGCATAGGTTGCAGCGGACTTGATCTCATGTAGCCACCTAGGGTTAGTACCCAACAGGTGGATGCCAAAGCGTAGCGGATACGCTTCTTGAATCCAGTTCGCCAAATCGATCCTTGCGGCCTTGGAGTCTAGGGTGTCTATGATATGCCGAGGAATCCCTATAACTCCAACCTTAGAAAGGCGTGCAAGGTTATCAATGCAGGTTCTAAAGTTTGCCAATTTGTTACCCTGCGCAACAGCCATCACCTTAAGGCCTACAAGGTCTTCACCAAACTTACTACAGAATGTCTTAGTCCGTGCAATGGTGGCAAAACTGTCCTTGATTACGTCAGGTGCAACAATCTCCTGTGCACGAAGCATCCGTGCTGCCTCAAGGAGTTGCTTGTCAGGGGCCGTCTGGCCTTCTGCAGCACCATTATCAAGGATGATGTAATCACCCCTACTAGCTGCACGCCTATAGGCCCCGACGTAGAGAGGATTTTTAAGTGCTGTGGGAATAGCCAGCGTGAGATGGAACGTCGAACGCAGTGCGTAGATTTCCAAACCCTTCGCTGGAATCAAAGCGGCTTCCATTATTGTGGTCTCCTGGAGGTACTAAAGAATCCGTCAGGACTAACTTGCGCAGCCGGTCCCCCAACCACATTACTGAAGTTGGTAGGCCCTATTAAAGACGCCACAGGGCCCGAAGCAGCTAGCAGTGCGAGCTTGATATAGGTGTATCGAGCGTAGTTGGCTAGATCGACAATCTCGGCCATTGCCTCCTCGATCGAATTCACCGTCATGAATTTAACAGGACCATACTTTTCAGCACCCATTTCGTGCCTGGCTTGGCACTCCGCATCAAACATGTCGGACAGGTGCTGGATTGCTACATCATAACCAACAACAGGTTCTTCACTCATGATCGGATCTCCGGACTCATAGAAGTTATTCCACGAGGGTCTGCAGGCTTGCTGGTGTCCTTTTCAGACAGAAAACCTACGGCTGTGCTTCCTCGTGCAATTAGCGCACTCTGCTCGAGTTTAAGTGCCTCACTTAGAGTTCGCATCGCAAACTGTTCTAAGCGCTCCATAGTGGCATGTGAATCCTCAAGCACCACTTCTACACCTGCAGCAGATACACTAAACTTGGGCACGCGGGGATCCGAACCTTTCCTCATTGATTGCACGCTTGATTGCCAACTCGTGTGCGGGATCAACCTTAAGGATAGCCCAAATGTTCAACAGGTAGATGAACACATCAATTGATTCGGCCTTGACCTTCTCAAGGGCCTTGTCATAATCAAATGGCGAGCGGAGACCCTTTTTCAAGGCGTTTGCTGTCTCACCCGCTTCGCCACATATGCACAAGACCATATGCAAAAGGTTGTCCGCAGTTTCAGGGAACCAACGTCGACTGTCACTCTGAGACTGTTCAATAAGGCGCCTTAACGCCTCAATGGTTTCAATGGAGTAATGCTCAACACCCAACATAAAGCCATCTGGTCCATCTCCAAGAAGCTTGCCAGCCCTCTTTATTGCACGAGACTCTGACACAGCTTCTCCTGCATCGCCGTTCGAACTCACTTCAGTCCTCCGTTAATGAACCGCAAAAACTCAACCTTGGCTGTCTTGGTGTGATCAGCAAACACACCAGTCACCTTATTTGTAGTTGTATAGGCACTGGTGGAACGAACCCCACGAACTGCCATGCACAAATGTTGCGCCTGCAGAACAACCATCACACCCTTAGGCGCAAGGTGCAGTTCGAGGAACTCTGTAATCTGTTGTGTCATCCGCTCTTGTACTTGCAGCTGCCTTGCATAGTGTTGCACAACTCGCGGGAACTTACTCAAGCCCGCAATGGACTCATTCGGCACATAACCAATATGTGCCTTACCAATAAAGGGTACGACATGATGGTTGCAGACACTGACAAACTCAATGTCGTTGATAATTACCATGTCGTCAGATTCGGCTGGGAATATCTTCCACTTAATGCACTGCTTCTGGTGTAGCTCTTCTGCTTCAGGATCAGGAAGCCGTCGACACTGCGTAAGCTCACTAAGCATCGACAACCAACGGACTGGCGTTCCTTCTCCGTGCACATCGTGCGGATCGAGACCAGCAAAGGTCTGTAGGATCTCTGCTGCTGCCTCTGAGTAGTTCTTAGGCGACACTCTCTTCCTTCCCAAACAATAGTTCCTTGCGCTGCTTGACAAATGCGCGCCAAGCCTGGTCACTCATAGGCCCCAGGAAGCCTGCAAGTCCTACCCACTCTTTGGTGTCCTGCTGGTTCCGTAGGCGAGCCTTCACAACCCGTTGCTTGCCACCCTCTTCAGGTCGCTCAACGGTAATGATCCGTTGCTGCAGTGAAGATACTGCCGCACGCATCCCTCTTACTCTAGTTGACATGTCCAGTCTCCAAGGCCCTGTGGTGTTGTGTACTAGGGGTTATCAAATGTGTGAGTTTATCTATCGGCCGCGTTTGTCTTCCCACAAGAGGATATGGTTTCGCATTGAAAGTCCATAGCCTCGTTCTAAGGCACCATCGGCAATGCTCTTGGCTACTGCAATGTTGGTTGCAGCAGTGGTGCCTTCAGGCATGACCATTACCCTATCGAGTGTGATACCGGCATCCTTAACGATACCGTCGACCTCAAAGAAATCTTCCGGACCCCTCAGTACGAACTTGAAGTATGAGTGCCGGAAGCTGGCGAACATAAATAGTACGCCGTGCTTGATCCGCTTGCTCGTCGGGTTGCCACTATGGTATAGCTTTGGTGACACGTTGAACTGTGTGGTCAGCGCAGCCAGAGCTATGGGAGGCTTGATTGTTCCTGCAGTCTCGATGTGGACGTCGTAGTGATTCCTGTCCAGCTCGTCTACCAGCTCAACGAGTTGCTGACCCTGCATTAGGGGCTCGCCACCTGAGATGACGACAAGCGTTGGCTTACTGTAGAGCTTCTTCAGCTCCTCAATAATATCCGGAACCAGCATTGGGTGGGACTCAGATGCTTTGTCGTATTTCTTGCCACTTTGGTGCTTGTGTGCCTTTGCGTCTGAGTAGGCCCAAGTGTAAGGGGTGTCACACCAGGTACATTCAAGGTTACAGCCTGCAAGTCTGATGAACATGCAGTGCTGTCCAGCGGACCGACCCTCGCCTTGGAAGGTCGGTCCAAAGATCTCATTGACTTCAATCATCGGGGTTTGCAGCTTCCCTGAGTGCGCTAAATAGTGCATGAGCGTCAGACGACCAGCCACCGGCTGGTGCCCAGGTAGTAAGTTCCTCCAGTAGGTTTTTTGCTTCGTAGGGCTTTTCGAACTTAAGAGTAACTACTGGCATTACTGGCGGTATGTAGACTTCAGCTTGCATTTACTCTTCACGCTCTTCCAAGGAGACCTTGTGCCAGCCGGCGAGGGCGTATGCCGTCCAGTGCGCAATCTCAGCGGTGTCGCATGTGCCGATCTTCAACTCATGGCCGGCCATGTCAACAGTGTACAGTGTTTTGCCAACTCGAAGTAATTTCTTCATAGGTGTCATGGCTGTCATTACTTATCACCATTCTTAGGTTTGACACTAATGCCTGAAGCGTTCACGCCTGTTTCGTGTACGAGTACATCACATGGGAGGTGGAATGTATCAACTGCCCAATCGGCAATCCACTTAGCAAGGTTTTCAGTTGTGGGGTCCCCCGGCATAGTCATAAGTCCAGGCAGTCGACCCTTACTTGCATAATCCACTAAGCCGTACATTGTACGGGGAGCCGCTTTGGGGTCGGTGGGATCCACCCAGTCCTCTGCAAGCAGTCGATATAGAGGAGCTGCCCAGGGGTCCTTTTCGTGTAGCAAGAGGTGATGATCGAACGTCTCGTCAAGGAAGCCGCGGAACTGTTTCTTGATCTCACCAAAGGAAAGCCCCTCTAGGACACCTTTTGAATTCACGTGGCCGAAGAGCTTAAGCTCTACCCACATAGAGTGTCCGTGGATGTTTTCACACTTGCCCTCAAGTTCATACAACCTGTGAGCTACTTCGATGTTATGACGTACCATTAGAAAGGTCATCTCTGATGATCCCTGCTTCTACTAGTTTGTTCCATTTGCGCTCTGCACTTTGTAGTGCGGCCTGGTAGACCCTGAACGATCCTGCGGTTGCTATCCGAATGCCGTTGTGATGAATGAAGTACTCCCAGAACATATTGTGTCGGCCTCGTCGACGACACATCCATGGTGAACCCCTCCGGCATTCGTAGCAGTACTTACGAAGTCTTACTTTCACTGAATCTCCAGGCCGCTGGCTACCTAGACGTCAAATTCTCCATTCAGGACGCCTGCTGTGAATGCGTCCCACTCTGCGCGTGTGAACATCAGTACAGGCCCGTTAGGGTCCTTTGAGTCACGAACGTGTACTGCAACCTCAATGCTATTTGCATTGCTGATTGCAACTTCAACGCAACCGTTTGAAACTGCACTGAAGCTTGACTTGAACCAGTTATTGGCGTCCACTTGCCTTTGCCTCTCTGACTGCTTGCTTCCAGTATTCGGTATCTTCGTATTCGGTCAGATCAAATGCAACCCGTTGGTTGCCCTCGTCGTCGGGAAGTGATTCGTACTTTCTGGTAGCTTCATCGATCGCCTCGAGACGTTCGACGCATGTGCCACAGCGGCCGCAGTGCTTGAAGCTTCCCTTGTAGCAGCTCCACGTAAGGTGGAATGGAACGTGCAGTTCGATTGCACGGTAGGCGATTTCCGCTTTGGATCCGTTGATGAATGGTGCAACGATCGGGTCTGGCACGCCAAGTTCAGGATCTTCAGTGAAGTTGTGGAACCCGTCGTTAGCAATGACCAGCGCCTCTCGCATGGCGTTGATGAAGGCCGGCCTGCAGTCTGGGTAGATGAAGTGATCTCCAGCATGCACACCTGTAGCGACGAACCCATACTTGTTACTAACTACGATGCCTGCAGCGATCGAGAGCATGATCATGTTCCGGTTAGGAACGACTGTCAGCTTCATCGTCTCTTCGGCGTAGTGCCCATCTGGGACTTCGATGTCTCTGTATGGTGAGAAGTGTTCCTCCTTTGGCTCCAAGCACTTGAAGCACTTGTTTGGATCCTTGATCATTGGAAGGAAGGCATGGTCGACGTGCTCTTTCGCAGTGAGTGCGGAGTTTGAAATCAGATGAGTGATCCTGGAGAGATCGATGATGTCGTGACGGAGGCGAAGATTCTTTGCAGTGATCTTGGCGTAGTCGAGTTCCTTGATGTGCCGCTGTCCATAGTTGAACGACACTAGGTGTGGAGTGTAGCCTTCTTTCAAAAGGTGATACACGAGGGTGGTGCTGTCGAGACCACCACTGAAGATGGCAACACAGTTAGGGTTTGAGTTCGTCATTCGGCTGATCTTCCTTCTTGAATTCTGCGGACCAGAAGCATTGGCCTCTGCCGTGTGTGTTGGTATATACTAGACCACGTTGCTCTAGGGTGTTAAAAATTGCTGCCGCTGTTGCTGCTGTGAGATGGAACATTTGCATTAGTGTTGAACGTGTGATCGCTGGGCGCTTCTTGATGGTTTCCAATACGCGCTCTAGGTCACGCTCATGTGTGGACTTACCTACACCTTCAATGATCTCAAGTGCATAGTCCCGCCAACTGCGTCCGAATTGGATTCCTTGCAGGATGTGAATCTCATCTACAGTTACTTCACCCCCACGGCCTTCTGCTGCTGCTAGAAGCACTGCAGCCTTTAGGACTGATTTTCCAAGTCGGTCATATACAGGCGTAAGGATGTCTGCGCGTTCAGAGTCAATTCCTGCTTGGAGCATTTCCGTTTCGAACTTGTTGTATCTTGCCCATGCTTGGGGCGTTAGGTTAGCACTCACCCTAGGCTGGCCTCCCACTCGGAAGCCCTTCATGGGTACTTGCAGTTGGCTGTAGTGCAGAAAGATTTCACGCATCTCGTCGAGGAGCTCCTCGCGCCCCTCTAGGTCAACGTTTACAGGTGGTCCCATAGGACGAACTTTCGCCACGTCTGACTTTGCCGTGATGTAAACGAAACGAGGCATAAATCCTGATGAGACGTGGTCCAGGGTCAGAAGTTGCTGAACTCGATTCTTGATGCCCCCAGCAAACAAAATTAGGACTGGGTCTTTGATCTCAACTGTTTCTTTGCGCAGGATCCGCTTTGAGTACTTACCATCATAGAGCTTGGTGAGTGTCTCAGCCATTCCTGCCATGTAGTCTTTCTTAGTCATAGACTCAAGTAGACCACTAAATTCGTCGCGCAAAAAGATAGAGGCCCTACCTGGGCGCAATGACAGTCCAGTGAGTAAACCTTCAATCGATCCATCTGTTGCCATAATCGCTTCTGAGTCGACTTCGATGAGTAGGTCAGTAGCGATGTCCATAGCTGTGCTCTTACGTGTAATCGTTGTGTCGGCCAGAATCATAAACCACAGGTTCGGCACGAGATTTCCAAAGGACGTAGGCAGGATAACCTTACCAGCAAGCAGAGCAGACAGTATGATGAAAGCTCCTGCCTCGTGATACTGTGTAGCGGCGTCACCCAATCCTGTTGCCCATCTGATGTATCTGTTGACGAAGCTTTCTCTGGTTCGGACACTTTCTTCCTCCTCGGGCGAAAGGAGATCTGTCCGGACTGTAAGTTCCGGAACGAAGACAGTACTAATGCGTTCCTGATACTTAAAGTATCCACGGCATACGTCATTCCAGAGTTCTGCGTCTGGACGACCATCCCGTACATACTTATTGCAAGCTGCTGTTCTGCAAATGTAAAAGACTTCGTTGCGTTCGAACCCCGCCTCGAAGAGGCACATCACTAGCTTCCAGAGAGCACCACTCCAGCCCTCTTTGTACTCGCCAGCTTTGGGCTCGCGACCATAAAGGTCAAAGACTGTGGAACTCATCCTGTCACGTCTGGCTTGTAGGAGTTCAAGAGGTGGTGTAGTGGAGAGCTCTTCGTCATTCGGAATTGGAAGTTCGGCTTTGGGAGTTAGATGCGTCTCAGGGTATGCGTCGAAGTCTTCAACTCTGTAAGCGTTACGGTTTAGTTTCTTCAGATCAACGTATAGATGCGTATTTGGATTCTTTAGGTTACGTGTGCCTGGAACTCTTAGGAGCTGTGTAAGATCCCAACCGGACTTGTCTGCTCCTTGTTCAGAATGGTAGTAGGCAACTCTTTTGGAGATCGTCTCTGCAGCTTCGGGAGTAATGTCCGATTCAAATACCCAGAGGGCTTGGTGCCGTCCAAGAGATGTCTCAATCAGAATTGTGGGAGGAACAATCAAGGCGCCAGGAGGACAACCATCCAGGTCTGCCCATGCTACTGGGCATGCCATAACAGTTTCCTTCTTGCGCCGCTTTGTACTTAGTAGCTGCGGACAAAAGTAAACATTGTACCCGTCAGTATTCTCAACAATGAAGTTCTGCATCGCGGTTGCTTGGGTTGGCCACTCAAAGTAGTGTTCATGCAATTCGCGTCTGCCAGGCTTTAGCAAGGCAATGCACACGTAGCCTGTCTTGTGTACTCTTCCGAACACTGCCTTAAAGAAGCTATCAAGTACATTGAGCCAGTGCTCTCGGTCCAAGCTGCACCTCCTCTCTATTCAATTAGAAGTGGACGGCGGCACGCAGCTAGTTAAGCGGACTCTCCCTGCTTGTGCTCTTACCTAGTCCTAGACCGCCACAAATTAATTACGGCAGGAGCGAGTTGCTAGCACTAGCAGCAGCCTTAGCCTTGGTTGGGGCCTTGGCAGGGTCCCACTCCTTGGCAGGGAAGAACCCATTCGGTTCAGCCTTGTCGGCGTACCTTTCACCTGTCTCTTTATCCTTTATACCACCCTTGCGCGTTGACACTCGAACAACCATCTGCTGTCCGAGCCACCAATCTGCTTCCGGCACAACGTTCGGTTCGAAGCCGGGCACCTGGAAGGTGGGGTTGTTGTCAGTACCACTGAAGGGGACATCCAAAGCCTTTAGCATGTTCACAACGGTGTACAGAGCGGGCGAGAAGAGCATCCCGTTTGTCCAAACCTTACGTGCATCATAGTCACCACCCTGAATGGTGAACTCGAAAGCAAAGAACGGCTTGCCACGGTTGTCCTGCTTGCCAGGCTTGGGCGGGTTGGCCACCTCGCGGAGCTCAACATCAGTAATGGCCATAAGGTACTTGCCAGGAGGGATCAGATCGTTGTCACGACTTTGCGATGCTGCTTCCTCTGATGTCATATTCACGCGGATACCGTCAGTCACGGCTATCTCCAATCACAGCTTCATAAATTGTTTTCATAGTGGCTTGTTCAGCAACAGGAGGCACAATTATTACACCAGGTAGTTTGTCAGAGCCTCGATTTTTAGCTACGGTGTCAGGTGTTGCAGTTGTCAGTAGTAGGCGCTTGTTTTCCTTCTCGTTGGTTTGTGGGTTAGTAATCTCCTTCATGTAATAAAAGAACACATTGTCAAAAATGGCTGGAACCTTTGCAGCAAGCTTCCCAGGCAAGTCTGGAAGCTTTTTGACCAACCCTGTCTTGGCATCCTTTCTCTCAGTCACCAGTGATGTGAAAATCACATTCATTGGCAGATCTCGGAAGTCTCTCAACAATCGAAGCATACGTACCTGGTTGGCATTCCAGTGCTGCCACTCAGGCGTATCATCTTCTTCACCGGACTTCTCAACCATAATGTCCTTGAGATTGAGGTCAACCACCTCATTCAAGGAGTCGATCACAACACTATTGTACCCATGCACTTGTGGGCCCAGTAGCAATTCGTGGTAGAGTTTCTTTAGTTGGTCCCAATTGGATAGTCTTACAACATCGGGTCGGTATGGTGTCTTCCTAATTGAGAGGTCACCCTTCTCAATGTCGACAAAGAGTACAGATCGCATTTGTGGCACAGCGTCTGCACCAGCAGCAAGTGTTGTCTTGCCAACTGATGACTCGCCGTAGATTAGCCCATTGAAGGTTGGAATTCTAGCTTGGGGCGTTTCTACGACGAGTCCGGCGAACTGCTTTGCAGTAATTACCTCGACGGTCACTGAGTTGTTTACTCCTTTTGTAATTCGATTAGTTCGGCTTGAAGTGTTGCAATCATGCTGTTGTCCAGTTCTGCTTTGCCCTTGTAGAATTTGTAGTTGGCAATGTTTGCCTTCCAGATTGCGTCGCCAGGTTCCCCTGAAGCTCTAACGTCGGTAACCAGATCGAGTTCTTTCGGACTTGCTACTACGAGCCTGGAAGCTATATTGCCTTTCTTTGCACGTCCAGTGTGCTGTTCGTACTCGAGCACACGCAGCTCAGCGAGTCGTATGTCGGCCCTCGCTTCGTACGTGCGGGCCTTATCGTAGTTGTACCTTGCACTGCGCCGCAGCTCTTCGAGTTCGTACTTGAGCTCCTCGGCTCTGTGCCCGCCAGGGCAATCGTCTCCGAAGTAGTGCGACTTGACTTGGTCAGTCATGAGGTAATTCCTCCCTTTCAGGTTTATCGAGCATGATAAACAGTCCAGCCAACCAGGCAATAAAGAGATTGTCTAGGATGGCATTAAGCAGGTATCTCATTCTCCACCCTTGGATTGCTTGTCTTCTTCCTTGGTGAACAGTATCCTGTCGACTGCTGCCTCCAGGACTAGATTGGAGTTTAGTCCATTAACCTCTTTAGGCAGCTTTTTGTGCCATCGTAAAGCATGTAGTGCAGCAACTAATTGCACATCATCCAAGATATATCCCATAAGCTATTCACCGCCCTTGGACTCTGTACTCGGTTCCTTCTCGTAGTAATGCCGCTCTTTCTTGTCGTACAAAGTACCAAGTGTGTACTCGTAGTCCTCACCACGGTTCACCATCAAACAGGGGTCCTTGAAGGCACAACCGCCACAAGCAAACCTACCTGGGGAAGGGTAGATACGTAGATTGGGATCGGTAATGTCACAGGCTTCCTGCCAGATGTTCTCACCGGCGTTTTTCAGCTCGGTGTCACTCCTATGAATCTGGTGCCGTAGGTGTAGAGGACCTGACTCGCTCTTAAGGTAGTCCAAGAATTCATCGTACAGGCCATTGGCGTACGCAAGAGGATCGTTCTCTTCAACCGTCTTCTTGTACATGTCATAGGTAGTAACAACCTTTGACCTGTTAATGGGATAGAGGCGACCCTTATATGGCCTGGTTAGAGGCTCAGGCTCTTCCGGCACAACCTTCTTGATCTCAACGTATATGAACCCTGCAACAGGGAAACCGATAGACCAGAGCGCCCAGCAGTAGGACGTAATCTGGTCATCAAGCCAAAGGAAATCATCATCCGCACCAGGTTCGCCTGTTGACATCCGGGCTGCAGTCTTCCAATCGAAGATCCAATAGCGCCCAAAGCTATCCTGTGCGAGCATGTCTATACGGCCACCATACGTGACCGGCAATCCCTGCCAGTGCTCCTCCCGCCAGGATTCGTGCGGGTGTTCATTCTCTGGGTCGGTACACCAGCACTGTGAGCTGTGAGCCTTAGCAAGGCTCAGTGCCTCGCTGACTAAACGACCCTGCTCATATGAGTCGTAACGTTTCCAGCAACGGTCACACTTACACCAAAGCTGTTTTCCATCAGGACTTTTGATCGCAACTTCGAACTCGATCTCCACCTTGGCCGGTGTGAAGTTGTTGTCCCACTCGGGCATTACGTTTCTGATGTAGTGGTTAAGCATTCCCAGGCCTAGGGCTTTACGTTCCTTATAGTCTGCCTCAGCCTCTTGCATGTCTACGTAGCTGTTGATCTTGCCACGCCTGTACGCTTCCTTGAATGCTTTAAACTGTGCGTCACAAACTTGGACAAATGATCCCCGTGCAAGTGCTCCAGCAGTTTCTTTATCGTGCCAAGTCAACGGGTCGTACAGCTTCTCCATGCCCTTGTGGTACGCAACACCAAACTCTAATGGTTTGGCCGTTGTCACTGGGTAGTAACCTTCGCGGAACACCCAATTGTGCCTACGCCTACAGCCACGAAAGGATCGTCGTTCGGATGTGTGTATAGAGTGCACCAACTTGGCGGCAATGTAATCATCAACAGTATCAAAGTGCATTTGAGCCATGTCAAACTCCTTGAGACGCTTATTATCTTATTATATATTGGGATACTTAGAGACTCAAGAGGTTCATCTAGAAGTCATACAAATAACTTTGGGGGTAGTGGACTAGAAGTTAGGCTGCCGCTCGGGCCATTTATATAGACACCCGACTCGCGAGTCATCGTTAAACTTGCCACCGTCGTGGCTGATGTCTTTTACACGGACTGCTCCTAAGAGGTCCGTTGCACCTTCTTCTAGTCCACTACGTCTCATTCCCCGATTTCCTTTGGTTCGTACCATTCACCTTCAATTGCCGTTGCGCGCATCATCCGCTTTGCGTGGTATGCATCCCACAGCATCTGGCGTGCCTTGAAAAACTTGTCAAGCGGTGTGGTTTTGAAAAGCACCGTCCATAATGTCCACAACACAAGGCCTGTACAGATAATTGAGATTGTAATAGTGACTATTCGCCAAACCATGGTGGCTTCCGTCTCCGTGCTGGTTCTACGTAGAAATCAGCACGACGATATTCATCCGAAGGCAAGATTGATCGCCATTGAGCCCAGAGTGAGCCATCGGCAAGTGTCTCCTGGTGGACAACACCCTTGTGCCCCTTTGGCAAATTGCATATGCCATAGTGGCCGTCTCTTACTAGGCAGAGTTCTTCGCTCATGGCAGGCCGAACTGCTTGCGGAGTTGCGCAAGCTTCTCTTGTGGCTTCCAGGGTTCACCCGTTGCATGGTGTTCCCACTGTTTCGTTTCCGGATTCCAATTGTGACCATGAACGCCTTCGCCACGCCACTCTGGAGCCTGCTCGGATACAGGTAGTAGGTTCCTTCCTAGTGAGTAAAAGAAGTGCTCGCCGCTTGCCCACAGTTCTGTAGGCTTCCCACACTTTGAATGAACCCACCAACTATATTTCTTGCTCCGGGTGAAGCTCTTGTCGACACCCGTGCAGTCGCAGAACTTGGTCGGCTTCTGCCACATACCACGAACGAATATGTTAGTGGTATCAGGATCGTCGACGATATTTGCGGTCCTAAAGTGACCGTCTTTCCCAAGGAAGAAGAAGCCACCCTGTCGAGTGACTGCTTCAACAAGTTCGTCGGCTGCAGCGTCGTCATTCACTGCCAACAATACGTATCTCGCCATTACTTACCCCTACTAGGGTTCATGATTTTGAATTCCGTAACGCTCTGTGGAACGCCACGAGCGTACATTGCTTGGAAGTCTTCTTTCGTTGCAGTCCAAAGGCAGGCTAGTGACTTCTCGTGCGTACACTCCTTTGCCACGAGATATTCGCCGAAGGCGTTAGGACCTAGAATGGTCCCAAGATCGGCTGTCACATTCAGATGCCCTCGGTGAAAGCTGTCAGCCATTATTAACCTCTCTATGCGCCTAGAGGACGACGTTCATTCCCATTGCCTGAACTATTCGTTGCACGTGCTCATTTTGGGCTATCTCTTCCAACTCTGCCGGTGTAGGCTTTCGAATTTCCAATCCGTCTGGACCGTCCTCGAAGACACCAATACAACGGCAACCCCAGCACATGGCTAGAGCGCCAGCATGCGGTGGATTGCTATCTGCCTCAGTAGCTGTTTGGGCGTCATTGGGTTGGCCACAAAAAGGACAGGGTGCAAGTTGTATGTACGTTGTCATTGCTCACGCCCCGCCTCGTCAAGCCTCCGAAAGTCATCGGCGGTGAGTGCTTCACCTACTGTGACAGGGCCCTCCAGTGCGATCGTTTGGCCGTCACCGTCTCGGTCAATACGAATGCTCGCTTCGGCTTCCTCGATCATCATCATGCCAGTGGTGGTTAGCAAGGCATCACGATCAGACAGGGGTGTTACTGACCCATCAGGCATATGCTTCGTTCGCCTATGCTGGCAGGGACACGTCTGAGGGTTAGTGCACTCTGGGTGGAATCCAGCCTTGCATGCTTCACATATCATTAGAATGCTCCATCTGCAACTTGCAATACGGTTAGTCCAAGTTCCCTCCACATCTTCACGACTTGATCACGGTCATCAAGTACATAGGAGACGTGGTAGAACGGTTCGATGTAGTAACGGTACAACTCTAGCTTGACTGTAGCATCGGGCCGATTGTCTTTGTGCGCCCGCATGAGTAGTGGTATGTGTTTTGCTGGAATGACCTTTGCTCTAAGCCACTCCTCAGTCTTGCTGCGACAAACTTCGTCACGCCCCGAAATGAATATGATGTAGAAGCCTGCAGCTTGTAGGGTACGTACTAGTAAGATGATGGGCCAGTTGGGGTCGTCTTCATCTACGCGATCCCAATCGTAGAACTTACGCCGACCTTCCTCCCCCTTGCCCATAAGAGCGACAGTTCCATCGACGTCAACAAGGGCCACGGTACGTTTGGAAGAGTCAAGCTGCGCCTCCTCAGACATCGTGAGCCTCCAGGAATCTCCTACGAACATATACCAGGTAGTTGTGGATTGCAATTCTGTCAGGCTTTGTAGGAAGTATGGACTTTGCTGTCATAAACAGCTCGTCTTCCCTTTCATAAACCTGTAGCATCTGGTCGGTGTCCATATCGTCGAAGGCGAAGTAGTCATCTGGATCTGGAACCTTAATCGTCAGTGCTGCAGTTTCCAAAAGCTCTCTGCCCTGGCGAAGCAACCGTAGTAGGTGTCTGGCGTGCTTGGTTGTACGCTTCCGTGTGTCTGAGGAAAACGATCCGTCGCCACGCTCTCGAAGCTTGTGTGCCTGCTGGCGTGCATAACCACCGTAGGCATCACGTACTGCCCTTTCTGACAGGAAGGCTCTGCGCATATTGATTAGACGTCGGCCTGCGTAAGGGTCAACGTACTCGTACAGATCTGGTGTCAGCCAAAGCAGTTCAGTAATCGTAGGGTTGCACTTCAGTGCTAGGCGTAGGTACTTACCTATTTCATGGTGTGTAGTATCGGGTTTGGTTTCAACCCTTGTTTCGTCATCAGGGTGCCAATCCAGTCCAGCAACGTGGACCGTAGGAGCAACAAAGACCCCCAACCGATCCACGTCGGACCCTTCACGAGCAAGACCGTAAGCTGTTGAGCCTACGATCCCTTGTAGCAGTATTCGCCGTATCACTATTCTTCCTTATGAACATCACTGTACGAGGGTTCACCCTTACACAATACCGTATCGCTGTTTGGGTCCTCTCGTACATAAATTCCAGATTGTGTTGCCTCGCCGCAGTAGCAGCACTTTTCTGCTGGCCCCACACCAGTGGTCCTGTGCGCAGGCCTGTCGGGGTGATAAGCATTCCAACAGGCCTCGCAGGACGCATGCGTCCAACGGCTCACGTGCTACTTCTTGCCTCGAGCGAGACGGAGCACGGCCACCACTACGCCGATGCCGACGCCTAGAACTGCTAGGCCGATTACCCGCCACTTGACGCTGGGGGCAGGCGTTTCGGTTGTCGTCAGAAGGTTTCCGTCCTGGTTCATTTCTCCTCATTCCTATGAATCCCGCCGATTGGCGGACAAAGAACCACAGGGGCCGATTGCGATTGGCAGCTGGGACTGGGACCCCAATCGAAGCGGCCCCTGTGGAGCTTTGTAACCGACAATACAGAGATGTCTATCTGTCGTGGTGGAGCTGCTTGTGTAGCTCGTCGTAGAACACTCGCCTGGCGCTTTCGCCGTCCAGGAGAGGTGTTTCTCCCCTGAACATCAGATAGACCTTTTTGACCTTGGTACCCATCCACTTGCACATGTCGCCCCAGTTGGCGAAGCACTTTGAGGCGGTAGCTGTGGATGTAGTGAACCATCTTCCATCGTCTACTCGGATGGCAACGTAGGTGTAGGTGCCGTCCGGGTAGGTCTTTTCGAACCAGATGACGTCGCCGTCACTACAGGGGTCCTCGTCGGGGTACTTCGAGAGCCCAACCAGCTCACCCAGCAGGTTGTTGATCTGCCTTGCAATTTGTTTTTCGGTTGGCATAGGTTCCTCCGTTTGGGTTGTGATAGGTATATTAGGTAAGAATTTGTCTACATGCACCACCAGCTCGCGACACCTGTGTCTACTATAGTAAATCATTGGTTTACTACAGTTCCAACAGCGGCCAATCATTCCAGGTCCCTTAATTGTGATAGTGCAAACTGTGCTGCCTTGATGAAGGCTTCCATCTCTTCAATGGCCTCTCCCTTGTTGATGGAAGAAGCAGCGACAAAGCCATCACCCAAACCTACGACGTAAAGATGTCCTGACAGCGTTTGGACTTCCTTGAGTTCACGACCGCTAGGGAGTAGTTCGTTCTTTGCACCCTCGGCTATTTCGTCTACGTACACTGGGAGCTTGTACACGTCGAACATTAGTAGCGCCAATCTTCAGAGTATTCTCCCCAGTAGTCAGGGTCCCACATCGTTCGGTAGTGGTGCTCCAGTTCTGAAATGACATGCTTCTCAGGCCTGGGTTTAGACACAGGTCCTGACACATAGCGATTGCACCAGAAGCACCGTCCAAATCGATCTGGATCGTGCTGTCCGTATGCTGACTCAGGGCATTTGCGGAGTTCGGTCATACTACTTCATCCCATCACCGAAGAGTCCACCGGGCTCAGGAATAGGGCTGTCGTCCAAGTCCATGAGGTCCATGCTACCCTCACACGGTTTAGCCGCCAACTCTTTTGTGTAAGTCTGTTCGCACTTGTAGCATCCGGGACCCTCAATGGTCAGGAGGTTCTCACTGTCAAGGTTGTAACCGTCGTCATTGGGTGTAACTCTCCAACAGCCAACAACTGTCCAGAGGTGCTGGCCCTCACCTGGATCAGACATCTCGTTGTGGTACTTGTCCTTTACCTGAATGGTGATTCCTGTGTTTCTCAGTACAATCCGTTGTGATCTGGTGCGTGCACCCTTACCCATCTTATACCTCACCATTCTGGATGTATCTGACAAAGATCGGATTGCATAGTGCAAACTTTGATCGTCTTTCTCGGATCAGCTCGATTGTCTCATCAGCTGTCCTACCCATCGCCATAAGAACCGAGGCAACGACTAGTCCTGATCGGTTGTACCCTGCAGCACACCGTACGAGTACCCTTTTGTTGTCCTTGAGAGCTCTTACAATCCGCTTGGCCACTTCTCTTACTTGGCGTTTTTCGCCCTCAAGTAACGTGTCGTCGGGTAGCAGCAGTCGTATGTGTTCCACGTCTTCATGTGGGCCGAATCCGTAGGAAGAATGTAGCGACACAACGAGATCGAATTCTCTGTCGATGACCACATCTGAGGTGATGGTATAGATGCCTCCCTGGTGTAGACCCGGAATGATCTCACTCCAGCCATCGTGTGGCCATGGCACATTAAAGCCTGGGCTGCTCATTTGGGTTCTATTCGGACTGTAAATCCTGGCGGTATGAGAACTTCCGCCACTCGTTTGGCACAGGCTCGGTAGCCACGTTGCCAGTCGGTAACATCTTCCTTGTCGATGATCTTGATTGCCTCTTCGATCCGTGTGACCCAATCGAAGTGAGCAGCAGTAATGAGCTGGTATCCGCTCGCAGCCGATCTGCGTTCACGATCGATGGTTGCTTCTAGCTCGGCCACTCGAGCGCGCAACTGGTCGATCTCGCTCATACGTTCCTGTGGCACAATTCTGCGCCAGTATCGCTCTTCGTGGTGGTCGAATCGCTCCCACGCATCGTCGTGGCGGCTGCAGATGTTCAACTCCCAGCCATCGCCGTCTGGTGGTGTATCTGGACTACCCCATGCCTTGCGCGGACCGCTAGTGGTTTCGTACTCGAAGTCCGGATGCAGCCGGTTGCTGTGTAGCCAGTCAATTAGCTCTTCATTGCTTAGCATTACTTGTCTCCCAGAAGTCTTCTAAGCCATGACCATTTCAGTTCGATTTGTTCGTTGCGCTCAGCATCCAGTGTTTCGCCTGCTATGAGGCGAATGATTTGGACTGCGTTCTTTTGCCCGATGCGATGTAGGCGATCCTCAGCTTGGTGGTTCTTGGCTGGACTCCAGGCCAGGTCCAAGAAGATGGCTGTTGATGCTGCTGTGAGTGTAACTCCCTCACCACCTGCTTTAATGGTGGCGGCAAAGACCCTATAGCGGCCAGATTGAAAATCCCGAATGATTTGGGGACGAACGATATCCTTCGTCCCACTAGTAAGTAACGCTGCTGGCACATTAGCGCTTTCGAGTCTGGCTCCAAGCATCTCGATGACTTGCCTGGACTGTCCAAAGACAACGAGCTGCTTGTTCGGATTGTCGTTGACAATCTCCATTACAGTATCGAGCTTAGATGAGGGCTCAGTAAGTTGGAGTTTTGGAATTTCGTGGCTTTGGCACTCAGCGTACCCGTTCTCCTTGCAGGTCGCACACTTCCTATAGCGTACAGTAACAATTATGACTTCACCGTGTGCGCAAGTGAACTGCTGGAGTCGGATGAGCTGCGAGATGACAATGGAGGCTGCAATTGGTTCATCTTCGTGTTCGCCAACCCACGCCAGCATTCTGTCGCGCATTTGGTTGTATGCACGGCGCTGCTGTGGATGAAGATCGACAGTGATATCTGTGTAGTACTTATCAGGCAGATCTTGTGCTACTTCCTCTTTCAACCGTCGGATGTAGAAGGGTTCAATCATCCTATGCAGCTCGTCTACATTTTCGATTCCGACGATTTCCTTGTACGGACGCCGGTGGAAGACGTTGTCCTCTGTGCATCCCTTGGCGTTGCAGTAGCCTGCATTGTGGTGCTTCCAGATTATGTGCTCGCGCTCGTAGTGCCAATACGAACTAAACAGCTTAGGCCACAACCAGTTCGCGACGCTCCAGAAGTCCAGCGGACTGTTATCTGCAGCAGTTCCAGAAAGGCCCAGCTTGTGTTCGGCACTAAGTATTTTCAGTGACTTGGTTTGTATTGCTTTGCGATTCTTCGCCCTGTGGACTTCGTCGGCGATGATGTGGAACCAGTGCACCTTCCTGAGCTCTGGCATTAGCCGAAGACTTTCCCAGTGGCAGATATAAACATCAGCCTTAGCCTTAGCTACCGCATAAAGGAAGGGTTCCCTATTCTTGGGGTCTATGGTCACAACCTTCAGGTCCGGAGCCCAGTCGGCCAAATGATCTTGCCAGCTTCCAAAGACTGACTTAGGAGTAACGATTAGCGTCATAGGCTTGCCACGCTTTCGGAACTCCGGACCATAAGTGTTCCGCTTTTCCTTGTCGAGCACGATGGCCTCTACAGTCTTCCCGAGGCCCATGTCGTCCCCGATCAGTGCAAAGTTCACTGGCAGGAATTTGGCAATAGGCACCTCTTGGAAGGTGTAGAGTTCCATCACTTACCTTCTTCCTTCTTTGACCATTCACTGACTACCTGTGTGAGGTCTGCTTCGTCGATGCTAGTACAGGAGCACTGTACCAGATTCTGTACGAGCAAACCAAAGGATATAGCCCGCTGTCCGTATTCGAACATGACTGCACCATACAGGTTTAGAAAGCCTGCAGGCACAACGATTGGCATGGTGGGGCTCACTTCTTCCCCCTCAGCCACACTGAACTTCTCACCTGAGTCTGTTCTTGCTAGTGCAAGCCAGCAGTACTGTACTGCCTCTATTAATGCTGGCGGCGGATGCAGGTGGCTGTTCCTGCCGTTGTACATATCGTGCACGAAAGTGTTCCATGCGTTTTCCAGACCCCGCATGTTTTCTTCATATTCATTGTCGAAGTGCTCGTCCATCTGTCCCTCCTTCTAAGGCTGCCGCACGTTTGCGGCGTTGCCACCAGCCTTCGCGCCGCCACTTGATGCCCATGTAGCCGGGATCGCTGGCGTCCTTGTAGGCGACCCAGGTCTTGTCGCAGCACTGGCGGACGGTCCCCGGCTGGTCGTTCAGGTCCCAGTCGAGGCGCCAGTGTCCGTATTCGTTTGGGCCACAGTGGTGCACTGGACCTGGCGAGTAGACAAGGCTCACGGCTCGTTCCTTTTTGACGATGGGGATCTTCGCTGCGGCTTCGAGTGCGTCGATGTGCTCGTGCAGGTGCAGGATCGCCTGCAACGCGAGCTGATACCGCTCGACGATGGGACGTGCCGGGTTTTCGGCCATGCCTTCGAACGCAGCGGCGAGCATGATCGGCGAGTCTTGCCAGTTGTCGCTTATGACGGCTCCTCCTTACCAAGGTTCCAGGCTCTCTTGAGGTATAGGCGTGCTGTATTCTCAATCACCTTGCGGGAGGCTGGTGGTAGGTGCTTTGCCACAATTTCAGGGTAGCAGAGTCCGATGATTGCTTCAGTCAGTTCTTGAACTAATGGTTCGAAGGCGTCCACTGAGTACTCCCGTTGTAATGTAGCCCCAGGTGGGACACGAAAGTTATAGCCTCCATTGAAGTGATCAAGTTGTGCTAGTAGCGTGCCATCCTCATCAGTGGCAACAACCGTGGCGGTAAAGGTGATACGTATACGCTCACCAGGTAGGTATTCCTCAGGCTCTTGCCTCCGAGGTGTCCCGGGGCATGTGGTGTGGACGAACTCGCCTTCGTAACTGACTCTCAGGTGTACGTGTTGAGGATGCACTTGCTGGACACCACAATGAGGCCAACTCACGTTATCTTTACCCCCTAGGGTTGTTGACTTCGCCACCGCCAGGTTCCTGCTCCAACCTTACTTGCTCTTCAAGAGCCTGGATGACTTTTCCACCAGAGCTGGGCAGCTCAGGAAATCGCTTCTCTCGCCTCAAAAGGGGTGGCGGAATTGTCCCGTCGGCATTCTTTTGAATCGTCCACGAGGTGTTGTACCACCTGCAACGTGGGTTGCGGCAGTAGACGGTCAGAATTGTTGCACCACGGATTGACTTGCTTACTTTGTCTTCCTCCTTTACATGATCACCACGTAATTCACACCTTGGACACCTTAGTGCCTCTTCAAAACTTGTACTCACACTTGAACCCTTCTCTCATTATCCAAAATCACTTGCTCAAGCTTGCGCCCTATTACATTAATGACCGTTTCCATCTCAAGCACACGTGCATTCAAGTCACGAACTTTTTGCTCAACACTGTCATACCTAGTTGGCTTACGTCGATTTGACAAATCAATTGCATCAAAGAGGAACTCCGTAGGTGGCCTAATTAGTTTCCACACTGAAACAGCATTACCACCACCTCGCCTTAGTTGTTCAATACAGCCCATTTCCTTCAGTCGTCGCATCACCGCGGTGTAGTAAGGACTCGGTAGTCCACAACTCTGCACAAGTTTGGTCGAGAAGCCTTCATACAAATCATCAGTAGCTTCTTCAGCCATCTTCTTGTAAACCGTCAAACAGTGATCGAACATGACTGGAGTAGGAGGCTTCCTAATCTCATCCACTAGCTCTCCCAATCATCACCATTAGCTGGTTGATCACCTCAATGCGTTTCTTCTGCATCGAGAGCAACTCCAAGTAAACTTCAGCAGTGTCGCCAAGACTTTCAGTGACGTGTTGATACCAACCGAGGGTGTCATCCTCGTGCAGCCTTAGCGTTTCACGTGCTTCTTCTAGCGCGTCATTGAGAACTTCGCCTAAAACCTCCAGTTGCTCAGGTGTTAGCGAGTCTCTAAGCCCCATAACGCTCTCCTTATATTATATATTGTAACAAACGATGAACTCACGTATCCATTTGTATTACAAGTCTAGAAATAGGAAAAGCCCCACGGGGGTCAGAGAAAAGATCCGGCAGGAGTTTCAGACCTTCTCTACGAGCCATGGGGCTTTCCTTTTTCACCAACCCGCACCGTCCATGTGACACTACAGGCCGGGAACCTATGAAGTTTTCTTCTGAGGGTCCAGTAGGTTTTGATCCTACCCTTTGCAGGCGTTCTACAGCATCTGGCTTGGCCTGCTTCAGCTGCTCCTGCACGTTACATCCAGTACACTATGGACCCGGTGGCAGTGTGTTTATCCAGGAAGGCGATCAAGACTCCCCGTCCAGGGCTCTCCCGCTGGCACTAATCACTGCCGGAATAAAGTTGTAAATGCCCTCGTCAGTCTGTCCGCTCTCAAGTGTGAGCTACACATCCATAATGTTCACAACCACTCATGGAGGTGTCTTGAGTAGAGGTGCTGCTCCCAAGGTCTGCTTTCCCTCCGAGGTTCCGGAAACAGGTTGCAGTTCGTCGCCAGGTCTTTCACCTGGAAGGGCATCGTGGGTATAGGAGGAGTCGAACCCCCACTACTGCTTCTGGCTTGTCCAGCCTATCTAGTCGTACGCATCTAGGATTGCTGAATAGTTCCTTCACAATAGGGCGAGAATTGCACTCGCAAACCACCTACCCATGCTAGGAACCTTCTGAGAACAAGTCGTTCACGGCGACAGGCCAAATTGCGAGTTTGAAGTAGCCGTAAACTACGCACCAGAAGGTTCGGGGGGACAGCAGGACTCGAACCTGCGACCTGCCGATCATCGGTCGAATTCGAAGATCGGTTGCTCTTCCGACTGAGCTACATCCCCAGGAGGCTCCCCTTGCCTAACGTCCGGGGGAGCCATGTGC